GGGATGTCATAGGAAATAAAACCTACGAAAAAAGTTTTGCAGAGAAATATGCAGAAATAAATTTTTATGTAAAAAAAGGCATAATTGATGTATATAAATGTAATATAGATGAAATAAAAGACTATAAAATACTGACATTCAACAAACACACATTTATAAACAATAAAAAAAAGCCTGAATAATCAGGCTTTTAATCATTCAAAGCACCAGCACCTATACCAACGTCACGCATAGCACCAGTAATAGCCTTGAATCCATACCAACGACGATTTTTACGAGACAATTTCCAATTCTCACGAGCATTTCGAGCATTATACTTAGCCGTATCAAAAGAAAAATCAAACAAATCACGAGCAGCACTACCCATAAGAGAATAATACTGCTTGTTGTAGCGATTCTCTTCAATCATAGCATCGATAATAGCATCAGCAGTCTCATGAGCTATCTTTTCAGTCGCCTTACGACCTTTCACACGAGAAGCAAAAGTCTCGACATCATGTTCATTCTGCAAAAACTGACCACGAGTAATCTCAGAAAGATTGTCAGCCTGGGTATACATCAAAAACTGATGAGCAACCTCAGATTTGAGTTTCTGTAAAGAAAGCTTACCTAACGCATATTGAGAAAAAACAGAAGCAGCCTTAGCCATTAATTCACCTTGTTGCTGAGAAGGTAAATAATCATTCAATATACGCTGAGCATTAGCATTCAAATAACTAAGAGTCTCAGACGCACGTGTCATATCGATCTCGGCATTTAAACGCTGAAGCTCAGCGGCACGTGTAGATAAATCAACACCAAGAAGATTAGGAGCTTCTGTAAAACGACCTTTAGCATAAGCAGGATTCAAATACTCAAAACGACCATCAAGAAGAGATGCAATTTCTGCCTTATTTCTATCAGGACCAAAAATATCGAGTAAATTATTATGTAAACGAGAACCTCTGGTAGCTTCCTTTTTCTGCTTATTTTCAAAATAAGAATTAATGCCATCAAGAACAGAAGAACCCATACCTGATAAATCAGGAATAAAAGGAATCTGAGCAGGAGCGGCCGACGATGAAGCCTGCGAACCACTTCCGGTTGAACCTCCGACGACGGAACCGGCGGTGCCGGCATTTCCTCCAGACATCATTAAATAAGGATTTAAACCAGCAGCTTCGAGACGAGCTCTCTGTGCTTCCGGCGAATTGTATTCGTTCTCTCTGTTCCATTGATCCAAATTCCATTGATTCTGAGCATTACGTTCAGAAGTGATAAAATCACGATTTTTAACAGCTTCAGCAGCATTGAAATCATTGTTCATTTGGTTAATACTCCTATTGGTAGCATTAGTACTCTTCGTACTACTACTACCAAAAAGGTTACCAGCCAAAGATGAACCAGCTGCAACAAGAGCAGCAATAACAGCAGGAGCCATAACTATTCAACTTTAGGGGAAGGGTTAGATGATTGAGAAGATTCACGCTCAGATAAAAGCTTTTCCTGAATATCCGAAACCAAACCTTTATATCGAGTGAGCAAAGAATCAACGACTGCACGTTTTTCAGAGGAAGACTGTAAGTAACGCGAAACCGTAGTATCAAGTAGCTGATCGTCAGAAAGTTTCGATTTATCGATGACAGAACGAGAAGCATTCTTAGACATAGAAATGACAATAGAACGATAAACATCTTCACCGAGAATATCACGAATCCTATCAAGATTCTGAATCAAATTAACATCAGTAATCTTACGATAAGAATTATCATCCTGCTTAGACCAACGAAGAGACTCTATCGGAGAAAAAGAAGGAGAAACAGAATTAGGCCTACAAACAAATATAACAGATTTCATAACAACAAATTAATATGGCATACCATCATAATCAAAATTACGAACAGACTTAACGTCGAAATAACAATCAATCAAAAATTGATCAGTGTCTATTGTACTATCAGCCTTAACGGCAAAAATAGAATCACAAACAGAAGGATTAACCTTAAAAAACGCAGAATTTAAAGCAAAAACAGCGCCATTAGAAGACCATTCCAAAGAATTATTCAACCAGGTAGAAAGATACGAAGGCGAAAGAGTAACTACCCAAGACTGCAAAGTAGTCTCAAAAGCTCCCATAACTCTATCGACATCCAGTTTGGCAGAATAAAATCGAGGTAAATATCCCATAGGAGAGAAAAAAGCAGAAGACTGAGCAGCTTCACTTCCCTTAGTCAACGGCATGTTAACAAATTCTAAGAAGGATTCAGTCTCCAAACCAATTCTATCAAAAACAGGATTAGGCAAATCCTCAATAGACGTAAAGAGCAACTCAGGATTCTGACCCGTGATAGTGTAATCGACGATAGGCATACAATGATATATACACATCAAAATACCATGTTCAGAAAAAGAAAAAGTCTCAGCAGATTGGCCAGAGCCAATACCTTTACCTTTCAACAAAGACTGAGAATCAGCAAGGTTATTATTTTCAACCTCTGAAATATTCAAATTTGAAGCAGAGCCACCTATCCAAATACATTGATCGGAAAGAGCTTTAGAGAGACGAACATTCCAAATAGCCTCGATCTGAGAAACATAATCCTGATCATTACACTGCTGTATCTCGCGGAAACGCTGAAGAGCTTCAGCCATACGAAGCTGAATAACATCAAACTCACCACCAGTATACGAAATAGTAGACGGTTTAGTGGAAAGAGAACCTGTCGTACCAACAGCAGCTGTATTTTCAACCATCAAACCTAACTGAGCCTTAGCCTGACCAGCAAACTCAACACCTTGACCAACAACAGGATATTCCTTTTCATTGGGGAAAGCACCAGTATGATAATAAACATCAGAACCAGCCAAAGAAGCGATACCTGAACCAACGTTAACAGAGGAAATATCACCTAACTGCTGATTAGGCATAACTCCCATAAACTGATCCTTATTCCAATTACAATAACGAAGGGTCAAGAAATTATTATTGGTTATAAAAGTCTTCATACCATCAAAATTACCGAGAGTATAAAGAAGATTACCACCAGCATAATAATCAACATTCCAAGTAAAAGGCTCACTATTTTCCCATTGAGAAAAACGGAAATAATCATTATAAATCTTCTGATAAGCAAGAAGAGGTAGAATATGAACATTAGGATTGGCAGCAGCATTCATGGAAAAAACATCACGAGGAGCAGTGGTATATTTTAAATCACGCTTCGTATCAGTAGGACCAAGAACATTACCATAACCAAGATAACGCAAAAGCTTCATGGACAAAGCAGAAGACTGAAAACCAAAAGCATTTTGAACAACAGGATAAGTGTTGGAACCAACAGAAGTACCAGTCATCGATTCAAGAACAAGAGCAAGAGACCAACCATTATCAACATCGTTATATAAAGGAACATACGGAATATCCGTAACAACATCTTTATTAGCCAAAAGAGACTGAGCCTGGACAGGATTATCTACCATTTGAACCAAAGCTTGACCTATACTCTTATTCAATAACCGAAGAGGAACAAAATACCAATCAAAATACTCGCGAAAACGAGCAAAAGCAGCAGTATTTACAGGCTGAGTACGAGTAAAGTGCTGATGTCTCAAAGACCACTTATCACCGGGATAAGCAATACGCCAATAAACAGGCAATAACTCACCAGCCTTTGCAGTAAAAGGACGATGAGAAGTAAGAGGAAATGAATTTCGACTTACTTTATTTTTAATCTGGGTTAATTCTGTAACATTAGACATGATTAAAAAGGAATTTCAGATTGTTTTAACTTACGTGATAAATAAAATTCTTTATAAACCAAAAAAATATCAATACAAGCAAGCTGAAAAGACAACATGATCTTCTCAGCCTTCAAAGAAGCAGCAGAAAAAGAAGGAGCATAAACATCTACCTCCTTTAACAACTCAAACTCATCAGAAAACTTCGATTTATAAAGAAGAACAAACCGAAAAGGCCTACGAAGAGATGAAGAATTTGTTTTTTTCATTAAGCTCTCGATGTTTAATACGATTATAAACCAAATTAGACTGATGCTGAAGAATTAAACGACCTAAACCGGTTTCACGGAATTGTCGTTGTTTTTCTTTTGTAGCCCGGAAGAAATAGTCTCGTATACCATCGGGATAACCGTGCATACTTTGAGAATAATTTTTAAGATTCTGAACATTGTATTCATGATAAAAATTTAATGAATTAATAATACGCGATATTAAAAAATTTTCATCAAATTTCAAAAAAATAGACTGATTCTGACCTTTCAAAAACTCATTAGTGTCATAAAAAAGACGATACAAAGAACCATGTAAAGCATCCAAATTATCATGAAAATGGAGAAGTTGTCGATTCCTTTCAGTGATTCCAATAAAATGTAAAATATATTTAAGCTCGATATCATGATTAAAAACATCACGAGTCTTAGATAACGAAGCTATTGAGATATATTCTGCAAGTCTCCTTGTGAAAGAAAATATTGTTTCATTTCGACGTACAAAGGGTCGTCGGGATACTTTAGAAATTGAATATATGAGTGTAAGAACATCTGAGACAGACGCACCACGGACAGCGGTTGGTTTGTAAATGACGGTACGGAGAACCGAAGACCAGGGAAATATCTTAAAACGACTGCCATTGCTTGTAAATTCAAGTCCAGTAAGTAATGTAGAGAAGTCTCCTTGGGCTGCCTTTTTAAGTTCTGGTAAAAAAGCGGAACAAGCGAATCCGTTACTAAACCGAGAGAAAGGCCTAAATTGACGTATTTCTCGAAGATGGAAAGGCAGGTAGGTAAATGAGTTAAGATAGCCCGCAACGTATGATATAGCGTCTTTCCGGTTCTGAGACCAAACGACACGACCGTATTTCCAGCTTCGATTAACAGCGTATCCAATATTCTCGGCGATTTTGTCGGACGAAAAGAATAATAGCAAATGGAAATGCGGACGAAAGTGGTCGATACCATATTCTCCGACAATATAAGAATGTATTTGTTCATAACACTGAGATTTAGAATAAAGAATTTTGCGGAAACGCTTCATAAAAAGACTCAAATCTTCATGATTAAGGTAACCATAAGTATTAGCAAAACGACGATCATAAAAACGCCGGCGAATACCTTGATCAGCTTGACGAGTATATCTTCGATAGTATTCCGGGGTACAACCAAAAGTAAAATCATCACAATGATGACGAGAAAGGCCAGAACAACGAGAATTGCCGTCACGATGACCTGAATCTCTACCGATAACCCGCAATCTACCAGAAGCAGTTCGAATGGACTTAAGTATATAAGTAGGACAGCAATGCACATCATACGAAAGAGTTACAAAATAACAATATTTAGAAAGAACAGATTGTAACTGACAACGAAGCTCATGGCGAACAGATTTAGAATAAAGGCAAGCAGGACACTTACCACAAGGGACAAAAATCTTTTCCCGGGTAAAAGGATTGATAATCTCAATCTTATGCAAACAAGTGCAAGAAAAAGACTTGACCAAAGAGGAAGTGTCCTGTACCATAACGAATTAATCTTCGTTATTAGCTAACGTGTAAAGATTACGCGCCGGCAGTTCGGAAAAAATCAGAACACATTCAGGACGAAGATTCTCATGAAGAAAATGAGATAATTCAGCATCCTCAACAACATACAATTCCGGCTGAGACGGACTCTGACCTTGTACTTTAGGCTGTTTAACAACCTGATAAAAAATAGATTTAGATTCCATAATGATAAAATTTAAATAAAAATAATTGAAGAATTTTTGAAACAAGACAAAGATAGAATATTTAAAGATAAAAAAAGGTGGTATTTATACGTATTTTAAAGGTGGTATTTATACTTAGTCATAATAAGTATTTATACTTACGGTGTCACTTTTCCATAACTATGACAAGAGGAGAGGCTCGAAGAGTGAGAGACATTCGAGCGCTACGCGAAAAGTGAGTGACTTCGTAACCTATAGAAAATGAATGAACAAGACATAAAAGATGTTTACGGGTGTAGTCATCAAGATGCCTACACATCAGCGCGACAGGCCAACGCAACTCACTCCGTTCGTAATGTATACAGCACTCTCGACACCTACTCGGTGTCTACGTGCCGTGCAAAGGAATCGAGGGGACTCGATAAATAAATAAAAATTATTTTAAAATAATTTAGATTATATCGAAATAAGTATCATATTTGTAATATAATTAATACTTAAAACAAAATAATTATGGAAAGAATAAAAAGAATTACAAAGGAAGTAACGATCGCAATGATGGAATATGCAAAATCTCAAAAAGCATGGGATGTCATAGGAAATAAAACCTACGAAAAAAGTTTTGCAGAGAAATATGCAGAAATAAATTTTTATGTAAAAAAA